ATACAGCCTGAGAAACCAATGTAAAACAGAATTGTGTCTTACCAGATCCAAATTCTCCATAGACTTCGTATGTGCATTCGGGCTTGACACCACCACCAAACAGCTCATCTACAGCCGAACATTTGGTCTTTAGGAGTGGTTGATTGCCCTGATATTCCATCAAGTCAACTACACTTAAATCAGTTTTCCTTACCAAGTCATTGGCTTCAAGTATTTTTTGTGCGTTGAATACCCATTGGTCTGCCTTTGATTTAGCTACACCAGTGATCTCAGATATTTCTCTGCCACCTCTTACACAAATATCGTGTAAAGATGACACACCAAAGTCAACCAGTTTCTTTTCTGTAACTGCACCAACACCATCTAGCTGTGATATACCAAGTTCTAAACTAGGTGTTGTAGGTTCTAATTCCGTTTCAGACATACTATCAGTAGAACCTTCTACTATATTAGTCTTTTTACTTGGTTTTTTTGTATGTCCCATCTGCCATCAGTTTTATTGTTGCTGTGTTTTCCCATCTATGAAATAGTTTGGTTGCTTCTAGGTTTGAAGCTCCCTTCTCTTCTAGTTTTTTCATGAATATTGTTACGTCAACCCTACCATCTTTGTCTGCACATTCTTGCCATATTTGGTGATATGTTTGTTCCTTTGACATTCTGCCTGTAGTAAACAATTTTGATTGTGTTCCACCTACGTTCAAGTCTATGTCAAAGTTTTTATACATTGATACCAATAATTCTTTTACTGCACATACATCATCAGTGCCTACAACCTGTTTGAATGTGAGTTTGGCGTGTGCCATGCTGAGCCTAACCAAAGCTTCAAGCTGTCTTACACCAACACTGAACTGTGTGTTTCCTGCCTGTCTTAAATTTTCATATATTCTGATAATTTCATCTCTTACAGACATGTCTAAAACTGGTGTGCCTTTTTTTGCCAAGTTAACAAACGCAGTTAGTTCTTTATCTGTAAACAAACATGTTTTATCCACATCTTTGTTTGTAAATCCGTCTAAGATGTGATTTGCTTTGTTTGCGTCTTCTGTCTTGCTTACTTTGTCTTTGATTAACCATATCAAGTCAAACCTTGAAAGTAATGGGCTTGGAATGTTTATATTATCCAATAAACCTAATGAGTCATCATAATTTCCAAACTTTGGGTTTGCTGCTGCAAGTATGCTTGTCTTTGCGTCAAGTGTTAAATTGATACCAGCCTTTGCTATGCTAACAGTTTGTTGTTCCATAGCCTCATGCATTGAACTTCTATCATCTTTGCTCATCTTGTCAAATTCGTCAATGAATGCATAGCCGTTGCTACATAGAGGTAATACCCCTGCCTGTGCAATCATTCTTCCATCTGAAAGTTTGACCATTCCTATTGTAAGTCCAGCAGTTGTAGACCCCTTACCAGAAGTGTAAATGCTTTTCTGTGTTACGGAATTACCATATTTTAATATCTCAGATTTTGCCATTGAGGGGTCACCAACCAGTAATATGTTAATGTCTCCTCTCTTTTTTGACTTGACACCCCCTACTAATTGGAGTAAACATGACAACTTAATGTCAGTATACCCGTAAATATGGGGTGCAAAACTATCAATCAGTTTGTTTATGAACTCTTTTTGGGTTGCTTCTGCTCTGATTTCTCTCTCTTCTGTCTCTGTCGGTAATATTTCATTTATATCTTCAACGTTAGTTAATGATATAATATCAATAAAAACATCGTTTTCGTCCTTCTTTACATTGTCAATATCAGACCTAAATACACCCACAACCTGTTTTCTTTGACCAACAAATGAAGTTCCAACTTGTTTTCCTACAACTTTTGCAGTGAATATAAGTGGAGAGTTCTTTGTTGCAGACTCTAATGGTTGCTGTAACAGTATGGTTTGTATGTCTTCTGTTATAAGATTAGTTTTCTGAATTTCCATTTTTTGTCCTCTACATGAGGCTTTTACACAATGTAATTCTCTAAGCTTTCTGTCAAAACCACAACTGATTCTTTCTTGAGTGTAACATGTTGGACACATCATGGTTGCTTCCTTTACAAATGTCTTTTGTTCGTCTCTGCCTATTACTAATGCTGTAAACGCTATTGTTTGACCTTCTACACCTGCATTTATATTACCCATTTGTATCTCATCATCAGATACCAGTTTAATGTCAAGTCGTTTGAATACATCTTCTACACGAATACCTATACATTTTTGTGCCTTTATGATTAATACTGCCTCTTTTGCTATATCCTTAAATCCTTCTTGGGTTTCAGTATAAAGGTCTAACCACTCATCGCTAGATATGTTAATTGTTAGAATATCATCTGGTCTTAATGCGTCAATCTTATCAGTCCATTTTGGTGCAGATAGTATTTCTACCATTCTATCTCTTATTGCTGAATCTGTAGATGTCATAGTCTTCGTTCTCCTTCACTATTAATCAAATTACCTAACTGTCCATGTCTATCTTGCAACTTTGTAAATTCTTCAGGTGATAATTCTCTCACGGTCTCCACCCAGTTTTTAATTGGTGCATGAAATATAGGTAGTGAAGATTTAATATCATCACCTATAAAGTCAATTATTTTTGAGTTTTTACCATGTGTTTTAACATAATCATCTGCTATTACTGCCAAGAACAAACTCATACTTAGATGAGTTGGTCTGATTTTTTCCAAGTCTTCAAATATTATTTGTGCATTTTGACTAATAGATATGGTCACAGTCGTTTTATTAAATTTCATATTATACATTATATTCAGTCATATAAAAGCGTTACTCTCGGCTTTAGCTAAACATTAATTAAGAATTAGCTAATTAACTTAGTTAAGTTAACTTAATTAGCTTTTTCTAATCCGTTAATCTTTTATCTTTGCTCTAATGTCAAAATATCAATTTGATTACTTAAAACTACTTCGTCTGGCATATTTAAGACTGGTTCTACTTCCCTGTCTACAAATGCATTTATAAAAGCCTGAGCCTTCGTGTGTTCAACTAGTGTCTTTAATACGTCTCCATTTTTATTTTTCCATGTAAATTCAATGAACATAGGGCTTCTACAGGGTTGGGGTATTTAAGATTTATGCGACTTCTTTTATAATAGGGGTATATAAATCTTCACAGATGTTTCAGACCAAAAAAAAATTAGGACATTATATAATATGGAGTTGATCCACATCTACAATCGAAGGTTTTTACCATACTGTCAGTTTTAAGCCTCTGTGTTGAGTCTCTTACTTGCCTTGGTGCTATTCCTGTAATGTCACAAATGTCTTTACAAGACAACCCTTCTTTATGCTCACAAATTGTATCAAACACTACATCTCTTTGGGTTTTTACTATAGGCTTTGGTTCTTCTGGTTTGAATAAATCTTTAGCTTCTTTTTTGCTAATTATTCTTCTTCCTGCCCTAGTCATGACCATACATGTCCCCTGTTTTTGGTATTAGTGTAAATGCAATAGTTGCTACTCTTTTTGTTCTGTTTGGTTGTCTTTCCACATAAGATGTATTACCTTTTTGATAACTTCTAAGAAAAGTTCCAGTATTTCCATGCAGTTGTTTCTGTTCAACCAAGTCATTTGTTTTCTTATCATAACCTATTCTTAATGATGTTTGAACAAATGTGCCGTGATTATGACCCATTAACTGTATATCGTAATCAAAACTAGATCCAAAGTCTTCCATATGATTCATGGCAGATCCTGTTTTAGCAGCGTTGCTTCCAGCATGTTTTATCAGTAACAAATAACTACTCATTTCTTTTCCCTTATACTTGAATGTTAAATACAAGTATCCTACATATCCAAGAAACTTTGCGTCTAATGGTTTACAAAAATCATTAATGAATCTTTTTTCATTCATTGTTTTCCATTCATGATTACCCATAGTCATTGTAAGCATTTTATCTTTGATTTTCATCAGTTTTTCCATGATTACTTCTGTTTGTTCTTCTGTTGTTAATTGTGTTCTTACAGTTGTATCACTGTTCCAACGTTTGTCTGGACTTCCATTTGCATAAGGCATGATGTTTTCAATGTAATCTCCCATTCCTATACAGAGACAGTT